ATTAGTTTTGCTGTATTGTTTAAAACAAGCAAACTAAAATTACCTGGAGTAACAGTTACGGTCGCCATAGGATCAGCCGCATCTATTATACCATCGGATATAGATCCTGTTTCGTCAAAAACACTCATTATAATTTTTTCAATAACACCCAACTGTTTTACTTTAGCAGGTGGTGTAATCCATATAGGCATTGTAAATGTTAATTCGCCGATATCAATTTCTGTGTCAACACCTTGTGGAATACTGCGTGTACTGAAGTTTACACCTGATAATTCTATTAAACTCAGACTGGTCCAGTCAATGTAATTTGCCGTGCTTTGTACTTCTAAACTAGGATTAAACAGCACCAACATTTGTTCCATTATTTGAAGTTTTTGATCTGTGTTTGTTGACCATACATCAGTTTTCATTTGTAGGTTAAAAGGCACAGGCATTAGTCTTTCCACAGTGTATCCTGGACCTTGTGCTGAAGTATACTGTTGTGTTGATTCGTCAAAATCTCTTTCACGCAGATGAATTTTACTTACGTGGGTTGGATTTTGTACCCTGTCTCTGGCATATTCAAGTCCGGTTATATAACAACTTACCCTTGGCGCACTAATAACCTTGTTTTCTGAATTGTCTCTAATAATGTGTGCTACCTGACGGGTAAGATTACCATATGTTGCTGGTACTTTTCGTAGTGTTCCGGCAGAATCCTTGTAGGAAAAATTACTCATAACACGAATAAACTGTGTTACAAATCTACGTATCTGTCCATCATAAAAATGTTGCATTAATTATCCGCCTTGGGTTTAAGTGCTTTTGACAAACTCTGTCTTTCTTCTACAGTTTTGCCTCCGATGCTATTTGTTTTAGTATTGTTAACAAAAGTTCCAACTTGACTTTGTGCGTTATCACTTGTTGCTGGCTCTGTTCTTAGATTGTCTTCAAACTTAACCCAACGTCTACCATTGTAGCGGAATAATCTATTAGGAAAGTAATCTGTTCTAAGATAAAATTCACCTTCAACAGGATTGTCAGGAAATGTAAGTCCAAAGCCATAGGGTTTTCCGTTTGGTGGAACACCATCTTCTGTCAAGTAACCCACATAGTAATTGTTGTTTGGTGCTTTTAGTACAGCACTAGCATCAATTTTACTAGTATCAACTTTGATATCTGTTTGTGAACCATCTTCTGTTAGCACGTTTCCAACATCATCTGTTGGTACAACAAAATACTGTTTTGTTTCATAACCCGCTTTGACAGGAGTATTAGCATCACCTGTAATATCTTGATTTGCTTGATTTAGAATTGCTTCATTGATCTGCATTTCTTTTTCATAAGTTGAAAGCACATCTCTAACTGTTGATCCTGTGCCTTCTCCTGAATCTTTATCAAAAATTTCTTTGAATTCTTGGCTGTCCAAAATAGGTTTACACTTAGCACGATAAAGATGTGGATACCAAGTTTGACTGAAACCTTCAGCACTTCTATTAACATCTTCAATTACATAATAACGTTTTAGTGCTACTTGAAAATCATTTAGGGCATATTCGTCTTTTAAGTGTGGTAATTCTAGTACATCTCCTGACATGATTTTTCTGCCTAGTGCTTCTACACTAGAATTAATATGAAATGTTACAAATATAGTATCATTCTGAAGAAACATTCCAAATTGGCTTAGGTCAAAATCCAAATCCTGTACGTTATAGATTCCTCTTATAACATATACATCTTCTGAATATCTGCGATCTCTGTTTTCTAAAAACAGCAAATCTTGAATTTTTGTTTCTGGTATATCGTTTGTACCATAGGGTTGGCTAGGAGTGCTTTTATCTACACCAGGATCTACTGGACCTTCATACTTGTGTATGAATATGTCTGTTCCGCCGACCTGAAATGCTTCATTAACATTCTTGTCAATAAAGCGATAATCTGCTGATTTCTCCGGTTTGTATAAACTTAATCTGGGCATAGTAATTGTATTTATTGAATAAATATGAGTAACGGAGAAACTGATTACCATGGCAAAATTAACTATAAACACTGGTACAAGCAATGATGCTGGCAACGGAGATAGCCTACGCACTGCTTTTACAAAGATCAACGATAACTTTACTGAACTTTATACGCTGACTGGTAATAATTCAACCGCCGCAATCAAAGATATTAAAGGAAGCGTGTTTGGTGACGATTCTACTACACTGGTAGATAGTGTTGCGTCTAGTATTAATTTAGAAGGAACAGTTAAAGGTAATATAATTCCTGACACAACAGAAGCATACGACATTGGTAGCAGTTCAAAAAGATTCAAAGATTTATATCTAAAAGGAAACACAATCACACTAGGTAGTCAAACTATTAGTTCAACAGCAAGTGGAATTAGCACATCAGGTACACTAACAGCAACAGCAGTAACAACAACAGCACCAAGCACACTAAGTGGAACATTCACAGGTGATGTTACAGGATCAGTTTTTGCTGATGATTCAACACCTATTATTGATGGTGTAGGTGGTATAGTTGTTGGCAATGTTAGAAATGGTTTAACAACAACAGGTGCTTTAGAAACTAACCAAATTAGTAATGGACTTTTAGCACCGATGACTATGACTGCTACTGACAGTGGACTGGTTATAACAAATACAAATTTAGGCAACCCCGGTGCTATACCAGGTAGTAATTTAGAAATACATTCTCAAAATAATGCTGTAGAGATTACAGGTAATTCATATGTTAGCATCATATCTGGATCAGCAGGTGGTCCATATGCTGACATGGACATTTATGGTGATGTTCTTACACTAAATGGTGGACAGGTTTACTACAATCATACAAATCAAGCCTTTAGTGGTACTGTTGATTTTACTGGTGCTACTGTAACTGGACTAACACTAGACGGCGATGTAACTGGTAGTGTGTTTGCTGATGATAGCACACTATTGGTAGATGGCGTGGCAGGTAAGATTGTTGGCGATGTCGAAACTGCTTCAGTAGTCACCAGCACTATCACAGGAAACTCTTCGATTGCTATGGTAGGTGCTAATACCGACAGCAACGGTGGAAATGTTACCGTTGCAGGAGGTACTGGCGCAAATGGTGACGGTGGCGATTTAAGTTTAACTGGTGGTGTTGGCAACAACGGTGAAGGTGGTAGTGCATCACTCTTAGCAGGAAATGGCGTCACCGATGGCGGTGATCTTACCCTCGGAGGAGGCGGCGGAACAACTGGCGCAGGTGGCGAAGTTTTAATATATAGCGGAACTGGTAATACTGACGGCGGAAGGGTAAGAATTTTAGCCGGAAATGGTCTTGTCAACGGTGGCGATCTACTTTTATGGGCAGGTAGTGGTGTTACCAGCGGTGGAACATTAGATTTAAGAGGCGGTGGTGGTGCAGGAAATGTCACAATCGATGGAGGTCCTGGAGAGGCAGGCGGCACACAAGGCAGTGTTTTAATCGGAACCACAGAATACACAGAAAGTGTTGTTATCAACAAGGCTACTATTACTTTAGATGGTACACTAACATTCCCAGACGCAACTGTTCAGACCACAGCCTACACAGGCAATGCTCAAGGATTAAGCCATAACAATGACATCAACATCACCATTAATAACGATGACAGCAGTTCATACACTTGGAACTTTGGACAGACTGGGGATTTAATCGCACCCGGTGATATCAAGACTGGATTGCTGAACACAGGTGGTAGATTCGTACAGGATTGTGCGGATGGCACTACCAGTATGCGTTGGATCAATGTGGAAGAAGGTTCCGACACCACGCAGATACTTCGTGTCTACACAGGCGAGACCGGGGATGAGCGTATTGAACGAGCACAGTTATTATTGAACTGGGCCGGCGATAGCAACGAGTACTCCGGGGCGTTCTCCGGGTTTACCATCAAGTCATTTGACCACAGTGATCCAGGAGATATATCAGAGCACGACTGGGTATTCCAAGGTGATGGTAGTTTAACAGCACCTGGTTCTTTGAGTGTTGCTGGTAATTTAAGTGTTGCAGGTAACACAGATCTTAAAGGTTCTATATTCGCTGATGATAGCACATTGTTAGTAGATGGCGTGGCAGGTAAACTTGTAGGACCATATGATAACGGTGTTGTATCAATAAATCCTACTAATGTAACTACATACGATGTATTTGTACAACAAGATGCCAATACAAATGACTTGTATGTCGCAAATAGAATATTCGGCGGTGCAACAGGTAGCAGTAAGAATGTAGCCATAGCAAGTACAGCACCATCTACAAGCAATGGTGCAAGCGGCGATAGATTAGGTATGGTAGCATTTGATAGCACTTACATTTATTACTGCACAGCAAATTATACCGACGGTGTGGCAGATATTTGGAAAAGAGTTGCTTGGTCAGGCGATACTTGGTAAAACTAAAAAGGTTAAATAGTTTATATGAGCAATGATTTAGAAAACAAAAAGCAGTCAGTCTTTAACTATGTTCGCACACTACTAGGCGATGGAATGATCGATGTTGAACTCGATTCCAATCACTATGAAGTAGCACTAGAAAAAGCACTAGGCAAATACAGACAACGTGCTGAAAACGCAGTTGAAGAATCTTACATGATGCTTGAACTACAGGAAGACACAAATGATTACATTCTTCCAAATGAAGTGATTGATGTAAGAGAAGTTTTTAGACGCTCAATTGGTTCTAGAACAGGCGGAGGAGATGGCGGAACACTGTTTGAACCATTCAACCTAGCCTATTCAAACACATACCTGTTAAGTTCAACACAGATGGGTGGACTTTCAACATACTATGCTTTTGCTGGTTATCAAGAACTGGTGGGCAGAATGTTTGGTAGTTTTATCAATTTCAAATTTGAACCTGTAAGCAAAAAACTTACAATCATGCAACGTCCAAGATCAGATGAACAAATCTTAATGCAAACATACAATCATCGTCCGGACTTTAATCTACTAAGTGATCCATATGCTGGGCAGTGGCTAAAGGATTACACACTTGCTGTTAGCAAATACATGCTTGGCGAAGCAAGAAGCAAGTTTGCTACTATTTCAACACCGCAAGGCGGAACTTCACTAAATGGCGATGC